GACCCTAAATAATTAATTTAATTAGCTCTATAGGCATGGATGCAAAACTCACTTTTTTCGCCGACTCGCCGACTGGCAAGGGTCAGCCAGCGCCACGCGGAGGGAGCCGTAGAATTTTGCGGGCAGCGCGAAAGACAGGTTAGGAGTCACTAACTTGTTGATCGGAATTCGGTGTCGTGGGGTGGGCTACCGGCGTTTGTCCTGTTGACGCACTGGTGGCACCCCGTGGATGTCGGGGTTACCGTGGAAGTGCTGGCCGCGTTCAGCGTAGCGGTGTTCCCCTTGCGGGTGCCCTGGGTGGTAGTCGGCCCACCAGAAAAGCGCGTAATGGTAGCGGCCTTGCTTGTCAGGGCCTTCGTATATCTCGATGCGGCGGTCAGTGGTCATGAGTGCAACCCCTTCAGCCAAGCCAGGAAGCGGGCCAGGATCGACGATCGCGGGCGCGTGAGGGGGCAGGCATAGGTCGCGTCGCGGAATGCAGCCTGCGAGCCGTGGAGGGTTCGGGGGAAGGTTCTAGGGTTCATGGTGTTCACCTCAAAGAAACGAGGCAACGCAACCCGCGAGGGTTGAGCTGAAGATGATGGCGTAGGTCAGCCACACGCGGCCGGCTTCGGTCAGCGTGTATTCGTGGCGAGTTGTCGGCAGAATGTCGGTGTCGTGGAAGTGCAGCATGGTGTGATGGTCTTTCAACGGTTGGAAGGGTTGCGCTTGCTGACCGCGAGTTGAGCCAGAGCAAGCGCAAGGAGGTCTAGGTCGCGCGCATGTTGTGCGGCAGTTGCTTGGGGGTTTGAGCCGTTGCGCGATTGGCAAGCAGCTTGCGCAGCTTGGGTCAGCAAATGCACAGCGCGGTCGAAAGTGGCGGATGCAGACATGGTGCGATGTCCTTTCAGGTGTCAGCGGAAAATGATGTCGATGAACGCGAGCCACGCGGCGCCCCAAGAGGCGATGATTGTGGCCCAGAGAACGGCGTATAGGATGTTGCGAAGCATGGCGTGGTTTCCTTTCAGAGCATTGGCGCCGCAAGCTTGCGGCATTCGTCGACGAATTGCGGGTAGCCTTCGGCGACTTTGCGGATTGACGTCCAATGGTTGACGCCCCCGCAATAATCGCGCCGACTTGCGCAACTGCGGTAGAGGATCGAAAGCCCGCGTTCACTGGTGGCAGACTCAAGCACTTGCACGTAGAGGTTGTCAGCGTGCAGGGTCACTTCACCCGATACAGCTGGGCCCGCTTTGTTCGAGCGTATCTCGAAGCTTGACGGGGGCAGCTGCAAGTCAGCCGCAAGGGTCTTGAGAAAAGCGCGCCCAGTCACGTGCATGGAAAGCTTGCGGGTTAGCGCTGCGTCGGTGTAGCCGTTGAGCCCGGCGGGCAGCATGGCTAGGCGTTGCAAGGGAGTTGACATGGTGTGTTACTCCGATTTGAAGTAGAAAGATTGGCCGGTCCAGATGTGCACATGGTTGTCCGGGTCTTCACGGAATTCGATGCGCACATCCCCGCAACAGTTCGGAATGTGTCCGGGTTCGTCGCTTAGTTCGACGCCGCACTGGTCAGCATAGGTTGAGGCGAACGCTTCGCAGTCCAGTATTTCATTCGGGCCGAGCTCGCGGCGCTCAACCTCGGTGCCTGCAGGGGATTCAATGACTATATGCATGATGAATGCTCCAAGTTAACGAAACCAGCGCGCGGCGATGAGGTTGACTTTGGACGACATGATGTGGTCCTTTCAAGGGTTTCAAGGTTGCGTTCTAGCGTTTGCTAGACACAAGACATAGAGCATACGCCATGCCATAGGGTTTTCGGCATGAAGGCAACAGAAAAGTGACGCTTTACGTCACATGCATGTCAAGAATCGTCGTAAGGTGACGTTTTGCGCAAAAGTTTGCACGCTTTGTAACAACCCTAATTCGGTATTCGGGTACCGGAATACCGTAATTGCTGCCGCCGCACCCCACCGCATCCCCTTTTCAGAATTCCACGGGAAGGTGATATTGCATCGATGCGAGCAATCACTTACCATTCACCCTCATGACCACCCTGCAGCGACTTGAGTCAAACGATCCGCGAACCGCGGGCGTAGCGTTGACGTTTCCCAGTGGCGCATGCAAGGCCATTCAGTGGACGACGGATAAGCCCATCGCGCCCACGCTCGATGCCGCGAAGGAGTACGCGGCCGCCGTGCTCGATGCGCTCATGCGCGAGGGGCGCATTGATGATGCTGAGCGCACGAACTGGGCCAGCTGTACCGCTGCGATCAAGAAACACCTTGAGGACTTCAACGATGCGCTGGGCAAGACTTCAGGCAATCGACGCGCAGCTTCCGCAACGGTGGTCCCCTCTTGATGCACTCGAACAAACCCTTGCCGAGGGTGGCACTTTGGCGCAAGCGAGCGAAGCTGCTGACTTGCCACCAAGGGCAACCGGCCGGCTCGCGCGTCGCAATGCTGAACGTATCATCGCCATGAAACGTGAAGCCCTGCGACTGGCGGACATCACGCCCGAAAAGACCCTGTTAGAGCTCGGCCGGGTTGCGTTCAGCGACGTGCGCGGCCTGTACGATGCTGATGGCCAGCTGCTGAGCCCGGCCGAGCTGGATGATGATGCAGCGGCCGCGGTGGCGAGCTTCGAAGATGAATTGCGCTATGAAGGGCGCGGCGACGACAAGGTGCCGGTACGTGTGCGCAAGGTGAAGCGTGCCGACAAGATCGCAGCGCTAGGGATTCTCGCCAGGCATCATAAGATCGTTGGCGAGGTAGGTGATGGTGTCAGCGCGCTGGCGTCAGCGCTTGCCGATCGGCTCAATGCAACCCGGCCGCCAGTGGCCATCATAGAAGAGGTGAACAAAGATGAAACCCTTATCGACCTCGCATCGTGACTACACCGACGCAGCTGCGCGCTTCAGAGCTCAGGCGACGGGCATTGGCCAGAGTTTGAGCGCAAGCGAGCAGACAGGAGCTCGGAGGGCCCAGGTCGTCGCGGACACCCCCGGGAGCACCGCTACAGCAAAGGAGGGTTACCCCCCTCCGACGCCGGAGTACCCAACCCTCCCAATCGTGAATTCCGTCCGACAAATACGGAAGCTGTAAATTTTTGCTGGCAATTTTTTACAAATTTCCAGCAGTAATTTCTAGCTTTAGCTTCACACCTATCTAGACCCGCGAACAGCCAATCCCGCACTGGCGCATGCAAGTCGTCAACTCGCGCGAACTCGACCGGATGCTGGCCGTGCCGGTACCGGCATCGCAGATCCGGCGAGCGCAGTTCGCCGGCACGGCTATCGCGCAGATGATGGACGAGCTTGCCTCGTTCAAGTACGACCCGCTGGGCTTCGTTCTGTGGGCCTTCCCGTGGGGGAAGCCGCACGAAGGGCTGGAAGACGAGGAGGGGCCGGAGCAATGGCAGCGCGAACATCTCACATCGATCGGCGACAAGATCCGCGCCGGCGGCGACCTTGGCTGCGTCATCCGAGAGGCCGTGAGCGCCGGCCACGGCGTGGGCAAGAGCGCCGAAGTCTCGTGGCTGATCCTGTGGGCCGTCTCGACCTACGCTGACACCCGCGGCGTCGTCACGGCCAACACCGACGGCCAGTTGCGCACGAAGACCTGGGCCGAACTGTCCAAGTGGTACCAGATCTTCAAGGCGCGTGAGTTCTTCACGCTCACCGCCACCGCGATCTTCATCGCCAACGATCCCGTGCGTGCCAAGGGCTGGCGCATCGACCAGATCCCCTGGTCGAAAGAGAACTCCGAAGCGTTCGCCGGGCTGCACAACAAAGGCAAGCGGCTGCTGCTCATCTTCGACGAGGCCGCAGGTATCGATGACGTCATCTTCGAGAAGGCCGACGGCGCGCTGACCGACGAGAAGACGCAGATCATCTGGTGTGTTTACGGCAACCCCACACGCACGACGGGTCGCTTCCACCACGCCTGCACGCACCCCAAGTCGCGCTTCACCTACCGGCGCGTCGATGCGCGCACGGTGCGCTTCACGAACAAGGCCGAGATCAACGGCTGGATCGAGGACTACGGGGAGGACTCGGACTACGTCCGCGTCAAGGTCAAAGGGCAGTTCCCGCGCGCAGGCTTCGCCAACTTCATCAGCCCGGAGCTCGTGTTCCAGGCACGCCGTCGGCGCCTCGAAGAGCGCAGCTACCAGGCGTACCCCAAGGTCATGGCCGTGGACCCGGCGCGCTTCGGTGACGACTTCAGCGTCATCACCATACGCCAGGGGCTCAAGGTGCTCAGCCAGATCGCGCTGTCGGGCTTCGACGGGCCCGCGCTGGCCTCGCGCATCGTCGACCTGGTGCGCCAGCAGGGGCCGTTCTCATGCATCGTGTACGACGCCGTGGGCAACGGCGCGGACCTCGACTCCAGCCTCAAGCGCGTGCCCAACCTGGGCGTGCCGCTGATGCCGGTGACCTGGGGAGACCCGGCGAAGAACGACAAGGAGTACTTCAACCAGCGCTCGGAGGCATGGGGCAAGATGCGCACGTGGCTCGAGCACGGACAGATCCCCGACGACGACGAACTGGCGGACCAACTGTGCAGCTTAGACTTCGGCAACGACAACCGTTTTCGCATTCAGCTCCAAAGCAAGAAGGACATGAAAAAATCAGGGGGCAAGAGCCCTGATAAAGGAGACAGTTTAGCACTGTCTATGCTGCCTGAGATCATCGACAGGAAACTCACCAACGCGAAGGTACGCCCGGTAAAACGACGTTTGGTGATTTGGTCTCAAGTGCACTAGAGGCACCTTTCTTCAGGCAGGTATAATGGTGCATGAAGACCGAAGACCCCAGCACCGCGGAGTACGTGCGGTCCCACTGGAAGTACAACAAGGTTTCTGGCCAGGTGTTCGGCCGCGGAGGAAGACCGATCGGCTATCTGCGGAAAGACGGCGCCTTACACGCTCTCGCATACACGCCACAGGGAAAGGTCTGTGTGCTTCTGCATCGCGCTGCCTGGTTGCTGGTGACAGGGCAGTGGCCCGCCAAGGGTGTCGACCACCGCAACGGGGTGAAAGCAGACAATCGATGGCACAACCTCCGCGAAGCTACGGATGCTCAGAACAGGCAGAACTTGGAGGCTGTGAGCGCCAAAGGGCGCTTGCGCGGTTGCACTCCGTACTATCGGAAGTGGAAGGCGCAGATCAAAGGTGCGGATGGCTGCCACTACTATCTCGGGCTGTTCAACACGGAGAGTGAAGCGCATGCAGCGTACTGCGCGGCGAAAACTAAGCTGCATCCTTTTCAGCCGGTGCAACGGAGAGACTAGCTAGCACTCACTTCTTTCGGTACACTACTGCGCCATGGCTGTCAACCCAATGGTTCGCCAACTCGGGCTGTCCGATCTCCTCAAGCGAGATGCGGCTGAGGCACCGCCACCGCAGGATGTAACCGAGGAAGCCATGTCGGCGCTGGCTGGGCATGTGCGCAAGGCGTGGCAGAAGAACAAGCTCGGCAAGGAGCGCATCAGCTTGCGCCTGCTGGCCTGCCTACGGGCCCGCCGCGGCGTCTACAGCCCGCAGGAAATCTCAGCCCTGCAGGACGACAGTAAAGGCGGCGGCAACATGGTCTGGGCGCCGCTGACCGAGGTCAAGTGCCGCGCGGCATCGGCCTGGGTACGTGAGATCGTGCTGCCCGCCGGCGAGCAGCCATGGGGCCTGGACACCACACCCATCCCGGACCTGCCCATGCCGCTGAAGCAGGCCGTAGTCAAGAAGGCTCTCACGCAGGCCCAGGGTGTCCTGAAGCAGACCGCGCTGGCCGGTGGCGGCGTCATAGACCAGGAAGAGTTCCGCATCCTGGTGCGCGACCTAGGCGAGAAGCTGCGCGACGACACCGAGAAGACGTATAAGAAGATGGCCGATGCGCGCGCCAAGCGCATGGAGAAGAAGATCGCCGATCGGCTGGCCGAGGGAGGCTACGCAGAGGCCATGGACGGCTTCGTGGAGGACTTCAGTACCTACCCCGCCGCCATCCTCAAAGGACCCGTCTACACGCGCCATAAGACCCTCTCCTGGGGCCCTGGCTTCCAGCCGCAAGTGGCGAACAACCCGGCGCAGACCTGGATGCGGGTCTCGCCGTTCGATGCCTACCCAGCCATCGGCGCGTCGGACTGCCAGGTTGGCGACTTCATCGAGCGTGTGCGCTTCCGCCGGCCCGACCTGCAC